CGGCTTCGCCGCCATCGCCATCCTCACCCGTTAACGCTATGACCGACATCCTCTACACGCTGACTGCTATACAAATTGCCCTTACGCTCACGGGGCTGTGCTGGGTCGCCGTCCGACTGCTTCGCCGCTGACCCCAGCGGCTCGCGGCGGGCCTACCCTTGGTGCGGCGCTGTTCACAGGCCGTGAAAAATCTGCTCGACCTTGGCCGCATCGTCTGCTAGTCTTGAGGAGTAGTAACCAACCCAACCCAACCAACCCAAACCCACACACACCAATGCCCAACATGTCATACATCCGCTTCGAGAACACGGCGAGCGACCTCGCCGACTGCCTCGAGCACCTGCACGATGACCTCTCCGAGTCGGAGACGGCGGCCCGCAGGAGGCTCATCGCCCTCGCCCGCGAGATTGTCGCCGACACCGAGGATGAGGAGGTGGACGAGGAGGACGCTGGCTAATCACCCGCTCTCGCTCGCCCGCCCGCTCCGAGTCGCCCCGCAAGGGCGGCTCGTCCTTTGCAAGACCAAGCCGACCGAGCCGCCGCACGGCGGCCTGTGTCGTTGGCGGACGCATACACGCTCGTGGTAGCCTACCCATGGGTGCGGCGTGTTAAGGTGTCGTGGTTTTTCGGATGCGTAATTGTTCGCCACGCTGGCGGCTTGTGATTGAACGCAAGAAAGCCCGCCGCCTCTCGGCGGCGAGCGTGTCGCTTGTATCCGCTTACTTGATGCGGATGACAGCCTTGCGGACGGCGTTCACGCCGTGAGCCTTGGCGATAGCGGCGACCTTGGAGCCGTTGACCACGGCGAGGATGGAGCCGTCATCGCACAGCATGGCGATTTCGGTCGTGCCCTTACGGACGGGCTTGGAGGTGGCGGGCTTGCGGGAGGCGAGGGAGGCGATGGTGGGCATGGGAGGTTTGGGTTGCATAGACTATCTTGCCCAAGCCCTTGCCAATGGCAAGCCCCAAGTTGCCGCGCTGGTGGGCGCGCGCCGCACCGAGGTGGCCTACCCCCTGCCCTGCGTAGTAAAGGGATGGATGCAAACGAGTCGAGCCGCCCGAAGGCGGCGGCTCCTCGCTCGCGAGTCGCTGTCCTCAGCAGACAGGCAACCGCTGGACAGTCTCCCACAGCCGCACATCGAAGGCGGGCTGGTGGCGGGCGAGCAGCCCGTTGCTCCCGATGTAGGAGACGACACCCGCTCGCTCGATGAGCAGGTCGGTGTCGCCACCCGCCGCGAGGCAGGAGTCGATGTCGTCCAACTCGGAGACGAGTCGGGCGAGCAGGGTGGCGGACGCGGAGGGAGACGCGGCCTTGGTGGAACCCTCGGAAGCGATGTGCTTCATGGAGAAAGTGGAGGAGGTGCTGGGCATACATCTAAGAATGCGGAAGCGGTTGGCAAAGCCAAGCCCTATTTCGCGGAAGCCCCAGACCAGCGCCGCACCGCCAGCGCCTACCCATGGCTCATATGGACTGCAAGCACCCCATATACACCCCTGTGCGCCACGCTCCTCGCGGCCCCCAGCATCGCACGCTGTTTACGCAAGCGAGGCAAAGGCTTAGTCAGACTAAGCAAGCAGAGCAGAAGCCGAACCACACAGCCAAGGTGGGGGCGTGCCACAGGCACAGCCCCATAGCACGCATCACATGCCATGCCCACATGGAGGGATGGCGTATCCAGCACAGCACATCATGCATACCATGTGGGGGGTGGATGCATAGCCCATGTCGTTGCGTATACAACGCAATCGTTCGTATCCATACACAACACACAGCACACACAGGACACACACACCTCATCACAATCACACACCCCCTCCCCCATCACAATAATTTCCAATCACTCATCTCTCATCATAAACTCAGTGGCGTGCTTCAGCACGCACCCACATCCGCATCCAACTTCCAATCACTGAACCAACATTCACTTAAACATCTTAACAAGATTAACTCAACCGCTTAACTACACCCCCCTCGGGGATTTAAGAAATCTATTATCAAAATAATGAAATCGCGGGTTACTTGTAACCCGTTTTTGTGAAAAACTTGTTAATATTTTGATAGAATCACCTCTAAATTGTTGTTGTGGTGGTGTTTGTGATGTTTTGTGTTGACTTTTATAATTTTGTGGGTGTTTTGTAGAGTTAGGAGATGAGAAACTGATGAGCGAAAAGCGTATGGATGGCGGGCAGAATTCACCTGAGAATCGGAAAGCGAGGAAGATGTATCGTGAGTGGTGGGAGGGGTTGAGTGAGGAGGAGAAGAAGAGGGCGCCACTGCCCGAGAAGGAGGATGATGTGAGTGGTATGGATGGGAACTGGGTGTTTGAGGTGAATGAGGCGTTCAAGGATATTGGCGATGCGGGAGCAGGGACGATGGGGTGGGTTAACGAGGAGGTTGAGGCGGCGGTGCCGCCTCGGATGTATACTGAGGATGAGGTACAGGAGGTTGTGAGGCGGGTGGTTATGGCGATGCAGATGTCTGAGAATGCGGATGTGTTGTTTCAGGCGAGGTGTATTTTGATTGCGTTTGGGATTGGGGACCCGCCGACTGAGAGTGAGTTGGCTAGGGTGAAGGGGTGTTCGAGGCAGTTTGTCTCGAAGAAGGTGAAGAGGATTCAGCAGTTGTTTAATTTGACTCCGAGCCAGTATATGCGGAGCGAGGTGGCGTGCAAGGCGTACTCAAAGGCGTACTGGGCTAACAAGAAGAAGGAGATGGAGGATGGGGAAGATGAGTGAGGGTATTGAGCGGGGTCCTAAGTTGAGTGAGATTGCGGAGGCTTTGGGCGTTTCACGCCCAAGGGTTACGCAGTTGGTGGCTGAGGGTATGCCGACTGACTCGATTGAGGCTGCCTTGGCATGGCGGGCCAACAGGAGGATTTCCAACCAGAATGCTGGGCATGTGGCAATTCCCGTGAGGCCGATTAACTTGGGGGATTTGGATTCGATTTTGAATGCTGTGGCTGGGGATGGTGGCGGACAGCAGACGGAGGACAAGGAGATGGATACCCGCATTGCCCAGCAGGTGGAGTTGTGTCGGATTACGCGGGAGGCGTTTGTTCGGGCTGTTCAGGACGGGGACCCGTCCCAGAGCAAGTTGTACGGGAACTTTGACAGGGCCGTGGCCACCCTGATGAAGATGGAGAAGGAGCGCCAGATTAGGCTTCAGGAGAAGGCGCGGCTGGTGGACGCCGATGAGGCTGCGGCGAGGTACGGGAAGATTTTGTCCCAACTCAGGATTCTGGTTGAGCGGGCGGAACTGACGGTTGCGCCGAAGGCGAACCCCGACAACCCTGCGAAGGCGCTTATTGCGTTTCGAGAGTTTCGGGATGATTTGTTCAGGAAGATTTCGGAGTATGCCCCGCAGGTTGTGAAGGAGGATGTGAACGCGGACTTGGCTGCTGAGGTGAAGCCGATGGAGGAGGAGCCGAAGGAAGAGAAGGGTCTGGAGTGGGAAGCCACGGAGGAGGAGACTGAATGAGCGCCGACCTCCAGCCGATTGAGCGGTTTGAGAAGAGGCTGCGCGGGGTGTTCCAGCCCGATGAGGGCGGGGATATCGTGCAGTGGCTTCAGGACAACATCAAGCAGATTCCGTTTTCCCCGATGCCAGCGGGGTTCAATGCGGACGAGACGCCGTGGCTCAAGGAGCCACTGCGGGCTATTGCCAATGACGAGTTTAGATTGGTTCAGATTATTGCGCCGATTCAGAGTGGTAAATCCCTGATGGCTGAGTTGCTGTCCTGCTACATTTTGACGCGGGTGCCCGCGCCGACGCTGTACCTGCACGACACGGACGACAATGCGAACAACTGGATTAGCACACGCTTGAAGGTGCTGTGGGACAATTGTCCGCCAGTGAAGGAGAAGATTGGGGAGGCGATTATCAAGGGCAAGCAGAATTCGTTTAGCACGAACGGTATTTCGTTCTGGTGCAACGGGCAGTTTAACCTGAAGAACCTGCAAGGCAAGTCCATCAGGTGGCTGGTGGGTGACGAGACATGGCTGTGGAAGAAGGGGCATATCAACGAGGCCATGGCCCGTGTGACTTCCTTTGGCTGGCTGGGCAAGGCTGTGTTCATGTCGCAGGGGTCGTTTGTGGGTGATGAGACACATGAACTGTGGAACACGACCACCCAGAACGAGTGGTGCTTTGCCTGCCCCAAGTGCGAGCACAAGCAGCCTTGGACTTGGAGTCAGATTAGGATGCCCGAGAACGCCAAGGATGAGGATGGCGAATGGGACTTCAATGCGGTTAGGACTGGGATTACATACGAGTGCGAGGGCTGCAAGCACAGGTTCAAGGATAGCAGGGAGTCCAGAAGCGAGATGAACAAGCGCGGCTTCTACGCCGCGCAGAACAGGAATGCTGTGGCTGAGAATCAGGGTTTCAGGTGGAACGCCCTGTGCGCCCGTTCTTGGGGCAAGATTGCGGAGGGTCGTATTCGGGCCGAGGAACTGAAGCAGTCATCTGGCGATACCAAGCCGCTTGAGCAGTGGGTGCAGAAGCAGATGGGGGACTTCTGGACTGATGCGCCAGATGACTATGATATCTCGCAGGTCATCGGGGACTATGTGTTCGGGGACGAGTGGGATAACCAGATGTATATCGACACTGGTACCAAGAGGATTCACGCGGACAAGAACCACCCGAGCAGCATCAAGGCGCGATTCATGACGGTGGATGTGCAGAGAAACGGGGTGTATGCCTTGGCCCGCTCGTGGGGTCAGGATGCCGAGAGCAGGCTTTTCAGGTGGCGTTTCTTGGATATCACGCAGTACGGATTGCCTTGGGACGACCTTAGTTCGTTCGCCAAGGCTTGCGATGTGCACCCTGCGATGGTGTTCATCGACTGCGGCGACCAATATGACGAGGTCATAAAGGAGTGCGGGAGGCGCGGCTGGACGGCTTTGAGAGGGGATGCTAGGCACGAGTTCATTTGGCGGGTAAGAACGCCCAGCGGGGTCAAGGCGATAGCCAAAACATACAGTGCGGCCCGACTGGTGAACTCAGGCTCTGGGGTTGTGCGGGTGCACAACTTCAGCAACTTGGCGCTCAAGGACCAGTTGACGCGCCTGCGGCGCACGAAGAAGCACACGATTCCGAACGACATCAACAAGGAGTATCTTGAGCAGATGGAGTCCGAGGTGCGTGTTATGAATCAGGCTGGTAAGCCTGAGTGGAAGCGGATTGGCAAGCGGGACAACCACTTGTGGGACTGTGAGGTCATGCAGATGGTGCCAGCGATGGCGTTCGGGCTGTTGCAGGTGCAGGCGAAGCCAGTGGACCCGAACACGCAGCCAGAGGATGTGCAGGAAGAGGGTTCATAATCAAGCACTTGCGAAAACAGTAATTGGTGTGAATATTATTGACATGGGACCGCGAGGTCCCATTGTCGTTGTTGTTCACTTTGACAGACTTTGGGGGCTTGGATTTGGATGTGAGTAATCATATCCGCCGTGCGTGGTAGTTCGGTTCATAGCAGTCCAAGCCCCCATTCCCTTTCGTTGACAGCGGCCAACTGCTATGGCCGCAGAAGGAATCTTCGTTGGACTTGAGCGCAAACAACTGGAAAAGATGCGCGATGAGGCAGTAAAGATGCTGACTCAGGGCAGGAACATCATGTCTTGGTCGGATGGTGCCACATCATCGTCCAAGCAGTACGCCATGCCACCAGACAGGATGCTTGCAGAGGCGCTTTATGCGCTAAGGAGGCTTGACGGGCGTGTTAGGGGTCTTTATACAAATTACAATCGCATTGTTGACCGCTAATGGCCGAAATCCAGAAAATGTCCCTGTTTGACAGGCTCCGAGCAGGTGTGGCGAACTTGATTAAGCCGAAGGCTTATCAGGGTTCGTTTGAATCTGCCCGTTACTCGATTGCCAGAACGCGAGTCGATTCCCCTCCTCCGTCCGACTTCAAGTTGGAGATGAACGAGAGCACGAGGCTTGAACTCGTGCGTCTGTCACGCTGGCTGGAGAAGAACAACGGTTTTTACAAGCAGATTATCAGGGACGGCGCGATTTACTCGGTTGGCGATGGGATTACACTCCAGTGCCTCGGCGGTGATGGCGAGTGGCAGGCGCTTGTTGAGACTGAGTGGCAACAGGAGTCCATCTCCCCAGAGGTGACTGGCAGGTTCAGCCTGCTGGAGTCCGTCATCATCATCTGCGAGACTCTGGACAGAGACGGGGAGATTTTCGCAATCAAGACGATTGAGGACGGGCAGCCGAAGTTCCAGATTGTCGAGACGCACCGCGTCTCAACCCCGACCAAACTTCTTGGCCGCAAAGATGTGATTGACGGCATCCAGTATAACAAGGTTGGCCGTCCCGTCTACTATTTTGTTGAGCAGAGCAACGGCCACGAGCGCATTCCTGCTGCGTCCATGATGCACATCTACGACCCCGAGCACGCCTCGGCTGGTCGTGCGTATCCTCCGCACCAGCACGCCATCAATAACTTGAGGGACGAAATGGACCTGCTCAGTTTTGAGAAACTGGCAGCGAAGGACAATTCCCGCGTTTCCCGCATTCTCCAGACAGCCGACCCCACGCCAGACATTGGCGATGTGGGCCTTGGCACCCCGACCACTGGGCCGATGCAGCAGACGCAGCCAGAGGTTCTCTCGCGCTCGCTCGGCGGCGTGACCGCCGTCCTTGCCCCCAACGAGAAGTTGGTTGAGCATACTCCTGCGCGTCCCACGGCTGCGTTCAACGGGTTCATCGAGCACCTGCGCCGCGACTCCATCATGGGCGGCATGCCCTATGAGTTCGTTGCCGACCCCAACAAACTGGGCGGCTCGTCCGCCAGACTGGTCATCGCCAAGGCTGGCAGGTATGTTTCCCGCAGACAGAATGTAATCATCACGAGGTTCCTTGCCCCGTATTTCGTCTATTGGTGCGGAACTAAGATTGCGAACGGCACATTGCCGTCCGCCAAGAACTGGTGGCGCACAGACTGGCAGCCACCCAAGCCAGTGACTGTGGACAATGGTCGCGATTCTGCTCAGGCCAGAGAGGACATCAAGATGGGCCTTCGCACACCTCAGGATGTCTTTGGTGAGCAAGGAGTTAACTTTGAGCGTGCCATGATTCAGAAGGCGCAGGCGCTTGCGTGCAGAGACAGGGTTGCCAAGGCTTTCAATGTGGACCCCGAGCGTCTCCTCAGCCTCAAGAGCATCGCCGAGATTCAGACGGACGGTCAGCAGAAGATGGTCCAGACTCAGGCCATGGCCGAAGGCAAGGAGGTTCCCGACCTTACGGCGGAACCAGAAATCAACCAAGGCGCCCAAAACGACTTGGAGCCTTCCATCTCAAAGCCCAAGGTTCCAGACTCTGCGCCAACTGTTCCTGACGAAGACACTGCTATTGACAATATTCCTAAGCAGAATCAAGGTCTTGACCGTCCGCTAGACCAACCCCGCACAACTATCTAATGCTTTCAAGCAACCTTGCCATCAGGCTTCAGTCGAAAATCCCCCTCGCGATGGACCCCATCGCTGGGCAGAAGTTCCTTGCCACGCTGGCCGAGGTGAACTCGGACGAGACGCTGGAGCGCACGCTCCGCAAGGTGGCGTACTCTAGCCCTGTCGCCAAGGAGAACGGCGGCAAGAAGCGTGCGGATGACGATGAGAAGGAGCACCTGATGCGGATGTTCCAGATGCCTTGGATTCCCAAGGTGTCCGCCAAGGGCACCGCCTGCGTCTGCATCAAGGGCGTGATTGGTAAGAACCTCAGCCCGATGGAGAAACTCATCGGCTGCACCGATGTCGATGACATCTGGTGCGCCCTGAAGAAGTTCGAGAAGGACCCATCTGTCAAGCGCGTTGTTTTCAAGATTAACTCTGGCGGTGGCACAACAACTGGCCTTGAGGAACTCGCCCGCTACATCTTCAACTATCCCAAGGAAACCATCACCTTCACGGATGAGGACATGGGTTCAGCCGCTTTCTGGCTCGGCTCCCAGTCTCAGCGCGTGATTGTCACGCCCTCGTCAACGGTCGGCTCCGTTGGCATCTATGTCTCCCTCGTTGACGAATCCAAGCGGTTCGCGGACGAAGGCAAGGAAGTCATCATCATCAAGAGTGGTGACTACAAGGGTGCTGGCGTGGAGGGCGTGCCCCTCACGCAGATGCAAGGTGATTGGATTCAGGATGAGGTCGTTGACCTCCACGAAACCTTTATTGGAAATGTCCTCCGTGCCCGTCCGCTTGCGAACAGGGCCGATATGCAGGGTCAGTCGTTCAGCGGCTCCAAGGCCGCCGAGCGCAATCTCGTCACGGGTCTCGTTGACTCATTCGATGAACTGATGGAGCAAATCGAGGGTCCCTTCGAGGGTGACAGGTTCGCGGGCGTTGCCGCCCGCATTGCCGCCCCTCAGCCCAACCTTATCATTCGATAAGTTGACATTCCGTAAATCTCAACAAGTCAACACTATGTCGTTCCAGTCCCCAGAGAACCAACTCAAGGAAGCCCTCGCGGCCCTCACAGAACTCAAGACTCTCGCCGAGTCTTTCAAGGCTACCTCTGAGGCTAAGGCCCAGACGGATGAGCGACTCGCCAAGGTCGAGTCCTCAATCGCGGCCATGACCGAACAGGTCGAGACGCTCGCCAAGAAGGTTCCCGACTTCATCAAGAAGAAGATGGAAGAGGAGATGGACGAAGAAGCCAACGAGATTGGCGGCGTGAACCCCACCGTTATTTCAACCAAGAAGAAGAAGAAGCAGCCCATCGCCGCTGAGGAAGCGGAAGAAGATGAGGAACTCATGGACGAGCCTGTCAAGAAGAAGTCCAAGAAGGCCGCTGAGCCTGAGGAAGACGAAGAAGGCGAAGACGAGGCTGAACTCGAGGAAGACGCGGAAGAGAACGAGAAGCAGGCCAAGAAGGCTGGCGTTCCTCCCCAGTTCCTCAAGCACATGAAGAAGAAGCAGCACGGCAAGAAGGACGCTCCGATGGCCGCTGAAGGCGAAGACGAAGCCGAGGCTGGCGAAGAGGCCGATGAAGCCGAGCAGGAGATGGAAGAGGAAGAAATGAAGGCCAAGAAGGTCAAGGCCAAGAAGAAGGCCGCTGAACCCATGGACGGCGAAGACGAGGAAGTGGAAGAGAAGGCCCGTGGTGGCAAGAACTGCGGCTCAAAGAAGGCCGAAGAAGTCGCCGCTCCCGCCGCTGAGGAAGCCCCTGCTGTTGAGACCAAGGCTGAAGAAGCCCCCGCTGCTCCTGTCGCCGAAGCCGCTCCTGCGGCTCCTGCCGAAGTCCCCGCCCCTGTCGCGGAGGAAGCCAAGATTGTCACCGAGAACGGCGAACTGAAGGCTGAGCCTGTCGCCGTCGAAACCAAGACTGAGATTGTCGCCGAGGTGCCCGCCATCAACGCCGAACTGGAATCCCTGAAGGCTGAACTGGCCTCTCAGGCCAAGGCCCGCGAGGAAGCCCTCGCCTCCGTCTCCAAGATGAAGGCTGAGTTCGACTCCCTCATGGAGCGCATCGCCTCCCACGAAAAGGCTGAAAAGACAGCCGAGGAGAAGGTTGCCAAGACCATCGCCTCTCTGGGTGTTGCCCCTGTCGCCTCTGACGCTGTCGCGTCAGACGACAAGCCCAAGACCCCCGAGGAACTCGCCAAGGAGTATCAGGCCCTTGAACAGGCTGACCCCAAGGAAGCCCGTAAGTTCTGGCTCAAGCATGCCGATGCCATCCGCTCGGCTGCCTTCGGCAAGAGCGTGCGCCATTTCTCTTGACACCCCCCTCGGGGTTGGTAATCTGACCCCATGCTGAAGCCAAGAGCCGAGTCTACCCTCCGAACAACCGCCGCTGGGGCTATTGCCTCAGGGCGGGCTGTTTCGCGCCGCAAGGGCGGCGCTGGAGGCGCTGGGGCTGCTAGGAAGTACCAGCAGGGCGAATTTAGGCAGCAAAAGGTGGTTACATCCCCGACACGCAAGATGCTGTCCTCGAGGCAGTATGTCGAGGGTGGCGGTGGCAAGCAGGGTGGTCGTAAGGGTGGTGTCAAGAACACCCGCACGAGGGACAGGGATGTCAAGACCACGACCCGTCAGGACGGCAAGGGAGGCCAGCGTTCGTAAGGCTTGGCGGACGCCGCACCTGCGCCGCACCTGCGCCGCGCCATGTCTGTTTACTGTTGACAGTTGGCCTACCTTGAGCCAAGACTTGGCTTATTATCAATAACATGCTTAAGCCAAGAGCGGAAATCAACGGGGAGAAGAAGACAAAACCCAAGGAGCCTCGCGTGGTCAACCCGCGCTATCAGGCGCAGATGCGCCGCGTCACAGAAACACTCGGTGGCGAGAAGCAACTTGATTTCGTTCAGAAGGCTCGCTCTGGCAAACTGAAGTCTGGCACAGCCGCGTACAAGAAGGCTGAGAAGGCCGCTCAGGCCGAGAAGTCTAAGAAGTTCGCCGAGTTCGCTGGCGTGAAGAACAAGAAGTCTTACTCGAAGAAGGAGCAGGCTGCCGCCACGAAGAAGACTCTGGATGCTATGGCCACATTCGGCACTGGCGACAGGGGTCGCCGAGACAAGGCGTTTGTCAAGTATGTTCTCCGCGAAGCGCCCGCCAATGCGAAGAAGGTGTTCGGCGAGGCTGGCTACAAGAAGATTGTCGCTGCCGCCACAAGAACTGGCAAGGGCGCCAAGGGTGGTGGCAAGAAGCGCAAGACGGACAGGCGTGCTGTCATCGGTGGCACGGAAGTCACCACGAGAACACAGAGCAGAAGCGGCAAGGTCACGACCAGAACCGACAAGATGGGCGAGTTCAAGCAGGGCTATGCCAGAAAGGGCGAGCCGAAGGGTGCGAGGGTCAATCAAGGCAAGCGTCAGTTCGACACATCGTTCCGTGGCGAAGGCGCCGCTCCCACTGGCGGTCGCTCAACGGCCAAGGCCCCCAAGGCCAAGACTAAGAAGGGCGAGTTCCAGAAGACCAAGGCCACAAAGGCCGCTCCCGCTAAGAAGGAAGCCGCCAAGACCGCTCCTGCCAAGAAGGAAGAGGCTCCCAAGGTCAAGCGGACGGCTGAGGCCGACCGCCTCCTTGCCCAGAAGGCCCAGCGCGACAAGGCTAAGAACGCCCCTGCGGCCAAGCCTGCTCCTGCGGCTCCCGCTCCCAAGCCAGCGGCTCCCAAGCCAGCCGCGCCGAAGCCTGCGGCTCCTGCCAAGAAGGAGGCCCCCAAGCCAGCGCAGAAGCCCGCAACCAAGATGACGGCCAAGGAACTGGACACCGAGTACAAGCAACTTCAGGCCAAGAAGGGCAAGACGAAGGACGACAACATGCGCCTGAACATCATCACCAACCAGATTATCAGAAATCGGGAGGCTGGCGAGGCTGCTATCCGCGAGGCGGTCAGGAAGCGGAAAGAGAGCAAGGGCGGAAAGTAAGTTCCCGCTTGCGTATAGAAACGAGGCTCCGAAAGGAGCCTCTTTTTTTGCGCTGTGGTTGACAGGTATCAAATCCCGTAACCTGACTTACTATGTCTAACACACTCGGAGGTATTAACCTCACCGTTATCGCTCAGGATGGTCTCACGACCCTCCTGTCGGAGTTCCCCCTTATCAATACCTTCACCACCAACTTCGGTGGGGATATTGCTCAAAAGGGTGAAGCCGTCACCACTCGTATCGCCTCAGCCGTGTCGGCCACCGACATCGGTGCCAACGGCTATGCGGTTTCCAATGTCACCTCAACCGCGAAGACCGTCACGCTGAACAAGCACAAGGGCTTCGTGA